CGACACGTTGAGCAAGAAAAAAGCGGGGGGTGACATAAGTGCTTGAGTTTTCTACCCGCCTGATCTCAGCCCGGGGAGCCAAAAAGGCCCACGCTGTACTGGTTTTTCCCCCATAATTTCTGTGTTATTGTTACTCAGACGTGACATACAACACCATTGCACACACCCGAAACTTACACAGGAGAGGTAACAATGACCAATCGACACACCCAAGACGAAAATATTGCTGCACTGCACCAAGACATACCAAGAGTCGGTTCGATAGCAGTCCGCAGTCATGCGCGATTCACTGATCAACAACGCAGTCGTATGAGGGCAATGGCCCGAGAGGGGAAAAGCGTCCAACAAATCGCTACTGCCTTCTCGGCCACAGATGCTACTGTTGAACGAGCGTTGAACAAAACAAACGGCAGGCCGACCGAGACGCTGAATGTGGATAGCGCAACACATAAATGGGTTTCATCATTTGCAACCATTCATGGATTGACGCAGGGCGAAGTTGTTTCCCGACTGGTTGAGATCGCCAAACCAAAGTTCAAGAGTTACTTTCATGACAGCGGTAAGAGTAAGCGCATTCGCAAAACCAAGAAAGCGTAGAACATGTTTCCGAACAAGACGAGAAGTGGAACTCGGGCGGATACCCGCCCGAGTTCCATGCCAGAACGCAAGACGAAAAACATTACGACTAAAGGGGTGTGTCCCCAGGTCGTAGAGTTCTTCGACTTGCTTGCACAGTCACAAACAACCGCAACCGAATTGGAAAGATGTGTCGGGCTGGGGAGGGGTACGATTTTACGATGGCGAAACCGAAGTTGTGCTGGCCTCGATAACTTCGCGGCCGCTTTAGAAGGTCTTGGATATCAATTAACGATTACAACGAAAGATATAAATACAGATTAGTTGGATCGCCCGGCGCTAATTCATCCGGCCAATGCCGCTCTCTGCGAGAGATGCCGCTTCGATCATCCCAATACCGAGTGCACAAGCATCTTGGTCACCAAGCATGACAGCAAAGGCGCCAAAGTTTACCAATACCCCGGCGGGGAGTGACTCGACAATCGGCGTAAACTCTTGGGGATCCTGTCCTACCAAGACGAGGTGGGGCTTGACGCGGTTCTCACCCTGGACTGAGAGTTGCCCCTCCTTCCAGACTAAAGACTTATTGTTTTGCATGGTTGGCCACCTTGGTGCACCAGTCGAGGTACTCGTCTACCTCCAGTGCCCCTCTTGATTGGTTGATTGTCCTGCACACTAATTGCACATTACCCATACTGTAAGGGCCATTGGGGGTGATGCGGTCAATCGAAATGTTTGTTGGCACGTTCTTGGCCCACGTCATCTTGATGCCAGTTAGAGCGCACTTGCCTTCCTGTTTATCGTAGATCTGCCACGCCTGTTCAATAGTTAGATCCCATTCTATCTCCGGGTTGCGCTTTCCTCGTCCATGTTTCAAAGCGGTGACCGCACGACGCAGATATGACTGGGCCGATCGAAAGTGTGCGTCGTAACGTCTTTGGTTTCGGCACTTTCGACAAATTGGAGCGAAGGTGCCACGCCGGTATTTTTCGTAGTGCTGTTTATCGTTGGGTTTTGATACTCCGCAACCGAAGCACTTTTTCGCTATGTTTCTTCCCCCTCTGGTTGTGGAGGGGGGAGAAGCGCAAAGCCAAATAGCAACAATAGGGTTTTTTTCATGACAGGGACTTGATCCCGTAAGGGTGAATTTCGTTAATCTTTCTTTGCGCGGCCCGGGTTGTCGTCCTGTATATGTCCACGCTGCTTGAGGAAAGCCTCGTAAAGTTCCAGCCAGCCGTCGAACCGCATGACGACCAGGGCGTCGCCGGTGCTGACACGGTTGCGGCGGTTGATTACGACGGGGATTTCCGGGGCTTCCTGGCCTTTGATACCACGCTCGGCCTGCTCCATGGCGGCGTATGGTGTGAAGCGCTCGGTGCGTTTGGCCTCGATCCACACGTCTGGGGCGCCCAGAATGTCTGCGCTGCCGCCGCCGGAATCGCTATTTTGGACGCCGAAACTAGCGCCGCCGCCAGACAGGGGGGCTCGTCTTGCTCGTCTTGTGCCCGGGAAAAGACGGGCGTTCAGGTACTCTGCGATCTCCCGCTCGAAGCCATCGCCTTTGCGTTTGGAGCGGCTGGTCATTTGACCAGCCAGTCTTCATCGACGCCGGCCCACTGACTGCTGTTGGACTTATTGCATTTGGGGCAGAGCCAGTCCCCGCGTGGGCGAGGCACTCGCTTCTTGCATTTGAGGCAGGGGCGGTCCCACTGCTCCTGATTTAATCGATTGGCTGGACTGACAGCGTACTTGGCACCATCGAACTCTCGAATACCTTCTCGGTGTAAGATTCTCTTGATGGTGTCAACACAGACGCCGATGAGATCGGCCATCTCCGTGTATGTCTGTTGGTTATCGAGCGCCTCATACAGTGCTTTCCGCTGATCGTCCGTAAGGACAATCCGCTGTACCATGATAAGGTTCTCTCATTTGACTAAGGGGTCGGACCAATAAAGGTCCGGCCCTGCTGTAGTTAAGCCGGCACGTCTGACAATAATCAGACACCCTCTTGACAAGCATCATCAAAACGCCGACCATCTGTTTGCTCCTATTAGTCGTTAACTAATTTAGCAACATTACTTCGTAATGTTGCTTTAGTCGTAGTCGTTAACACTATTAGTCGTTAACGCTATTAGTGTTGGTGATCAGGTGCAGAAAGCGCCGGTCAACGCCCTTCTCCACGCCCAACCACTCCCGCACTTCTTGTGCCGGCAAATACAACGTCTGTGAAATCTCAGTCGGAGTCGAGCCCGTGCGATAGAGATGCCGAGCCTTTTGTTTTGGTGATTTGGTGCTGACTATGTACTGACTGCCGTCCGACAGTCGTTCAGCCCACCCGATATATTGCGTTCGGTGCATTTCGGTTTCAACCCGTACCTTACCAAAACTTACTTGTGTCACCATTCTGAGACGAGAGTTATCTTCAAGTTGTTTCTCAAGGTAGGCCCATGGAGTCCAGAACCGGCCGGCAATGTCTTGCACCTGAAGGTCAGTATCGAGCAAGCCCGCCTTTGCTTTGGATTCAAGTTTGTCCCGCAACACCAGAGTAACCATGACCTGGGTATCCACATCAGTAAGTTGTGCGGTGGACCCCGCTTCTCTTCCCAAGCCGTGTTCACCGGGCTTGTTCCGGTGATGCACCAGCACCACGCTGGCACGATGTGCTGTGCGAATCGTCTTGGCGACATGGTTGACCCGATACCACTCGGATGCGGTGGCCTCTTCCAATCCGCCAAAGGCATTTCTTACCGTATCGATGACAACAACATCGGGAGAGACGACGTTCATCCACTGCCCCAACAGACGAAAGCCCTCCTCACTGCCCAGATTCATCTCGCCCCCGTCGTCTGACGAGATCAGTGCAGGCGACCAGATCGCCATACGCTCGCCCGAATCGCCAAACATGTCATTGAACAAACGGAACCGTGAGAGCACGGTTTTTCTGGGATTATCGTAGTCGAGGTAAAAGACTTTTGCCGGTCTGCCCAATCCAAATGGGCCAAAATCAGGGCACGCTGACGACATCGAGGTGAGCAAGGCATAAAGAAAAAGGGACTTGCCGTGCCCGTTGTAGCCGACAACTTGGGTGATTGTTTCGGCAGGGACCAAGGGGTCAACCCAGTATTCGGTGTCGCCCATCTCGGCGATGAGTCGCTCGACGTCACCGGCGAAAATCGGGCGCAAACGCTTCGTTGGCGTTTCCACTTTTTCCACTTTTTCCACTCGTTTTCCGTCTTCATAATCTTCTGGATAATTTCGAGTATCCATCTGAACAGCGGATTCGATCTTGCGGTTAAGCCACTCCTGCGTTTCCTTCTCATCGTAGGCATCCTCGAAGAACTCATCGTAGAATTTCCGAACCACTACATGTAGTGGTTCACCCGTTAGTCCAAGACGAACCTTCTGGCCACAGAACCGCATCATCCAGTTGTCTGTGCCATCACCCTCTGTGAGTTTGCGGCCCAGATGTGCAACTCTGGCACTGGCCTGTTCCCAGACGGGCAGGCCATCGGTGGGATTGGGTGTCTTGACGCCCGCCAAAGACAGGGATCCGAACGAGAACTCGCCCGGCTGCGGGGGATCCACCTCAGTAGGGACGCCCTTCCAGACGAACAGATCAAGATCGTCCCAGTTGATCCCGATGCCTATCTCCCAGGCGTAAATAAATTTATCCTGGCCCCTTATCGATCCCGGCAAGACGACGTACCCCCCGTCTCCCCTGAAGTCGAGCCCCGGCATATCGGGCCAATCCTTCGCTACACCACCAACCTTGTTGGTGAACCTCTGACCATGGCCGGGGTGAGCATGATAAAAGTGCATCCCCCGTTTGGTTTTAACAGCAAATGGGGAGGACAGCCCGTGCTTCTTGGCGTAAGCGACCGCCTCATCAGTGTCGCAATCAACCACGACTACACCCGATATAGAGCCGGTCACCAGGGCGAGATTGAAAACGTCGGCCCGGTTGCCAGACGAAGTGGGCGCCCCCTTATCGAACCAATCGTCGAGTTCGTCTAGGGTCGGGGTTCTCGTTTGGAACTCGCGCCAGACATCCAGCGGTGTCTTGGTTGCGATCGATAAGGGGAAGACAGACCATCCACGCTCGACTGCGGCATACGCCTCATCACTCAGGTTTTTCTTGAACTCTTTTTCTCGCATCACCGTTCTCGAAGTAGTCGTCAAAGTTAATATCAGGCCGGATTTCCTTGATCTGCTCCATCTGGAACGTGCTCATGTATCCGGTATTTATCCATCGATAGGGGGCGGTGCGACTTTTTCCTAGAATTTCGGCTGCGTTTCTAACCCCTCCAAGGTCATCGACTAGCCGTTTAGCATCAAATCGAAAGGACATCAGGCTCTTCTCCTGTGGTGTGTTATGGGGGTGTCATAGTACACATGTGTCACGAATACCGTAACCCTAGAATCACGGTGTCTGATTATTGTCAGACGTGTCATGTTGTATATCTGTGACACATCCTTCACAATCTGTTTTGCACACACTAACGGAGACTTAATCATGACGGCTGTTCTCAAGCCGCTGACGACCCTCGACGTCAGCACCTCCTACCGAAAAGTCCTGCTGTACGGCCACCATGGGTGGGGGAAGACAACTCAGATGAAGTATTACCAGGCCGAATACGGGCCGGGGTTCATTATTTCTGGAGAATCGGGGCTTTCCTCAATCCGCTCTGCCAATATCGACTTCCTTCCTTTTACCTCCTGGGATGGGGGCTCCGACCCCGAGGACAATCAGTTCTCATTTGTCGATATCTTCAGGTGGATCCGATCCCCTGAGTTCCGCAAGAAGAAATACAAGTGGATCGGGATCGATTCCCTGTCTGAGTTGTCTGACTATTCCTATAAGCACGCCGAGGCGGAGGCCATTCAGGTCGCAGAGAAGGCGGGCAAGAAGGAACACAACGGCTTCGCCGCATGGGGCAATCATACCGCTCAAATGCTCGGCGCCTGCAAGGCTGTTCGAGATATGCCCATGCACGTCATCGTCACCGCTCTCGCCAAAGAGGGCAAGGACAGCAACGACGAGACGGAATACTGGCCGATGGTCGCCGGCAAACAACTGATGAACCAGTTGCCGGGCATCTTTGACTGCGTGTTCTGCGGCATCCGCGCCACATCCGAAGACGACAACAGCAAGCGCCGGGTCGTTCGCTATCTCGTGACGGACGAAGTGCGTGGCTGGCACGGCAAGGCCAGAGACGAAGGCAGGCGACTGAAGCCGGTCGAGAAGACCGGCAATGTCGTCGAATTATTTAAGCGTCTTGACATGAGCGAAGACGACTACCAACGCACCAAAAAGGGTAAATAACCATGGCCGATTTTTCATTCAATAAACTCAACCTCAAAAACGTCGATGTGACCACGGCGGGCAACGGCACACTGCCGCCGGGCCGCCACATCTGCAAGGTGTCGGACGCCACACTCAAAGACACACGAGCAGGCGGCAAGATGATTGAAATCCAGTTCAATGAGATCGACGGCAAAGGCGGTATCCGCAACTGGCTCAACGTCATGGTGCCGAGTAGCGAGAAGGCCACTCGCATCGGACGCGAGCAGTTGAAGGGCTTACTTGTTTGGGGTGGGCATGAAGACCCCGACAATATTGGCCAACACGGTGTTGGTTCTATCAAAGGATTAGTGGTGGGTATCCGCGTTGTGGCGGACACCTATGTGAAAGATGGCCTGGAAAGAGAGGGAAGCAAAGTCAATGGGTTTCTCGACCCGGCAACAATCAATCCTGATTTCAAACGCCCAATGACCGAAAGAGACTTTGGGCCAGACCGGGATGAAGAACTCGACGATGATGTCCCTTTCTAAATTTCACCCCCGGTTAGTTCAAGGGTTCTGGCCGGGGGTCTTTTTCTAATGAAATGGAACTACCAAGAAAGGCGAATGAAACCGCTAACTCGATTTACGAACTGGTTGGTGAGTTGGAACTTCATCATAATTTTTTGTATTTTGATATACCTGTTACTGTTCCTAATGGGCTGTTCATTATCAAGCCGTATTGATAACGACTCTTTCTTATTCCACATCCAACGGGTGTACCTTGAAGAAGATTGATATTGCCATCAAGGATATGATTGATGAGGCTTATGAACGCGACTCGGAAGATCAAGAGCGGCTCTACATCGGGGCCAGTGGTATCGGGAATGCGTGTTCGGCGGCCATCGCTTTCGGCTTTCGCGGTTTCCCAGAAACCCCCCCGAAGCCAAGGACAAAACGCATTTTCAGAGATGGAAGACGAATCGAATGGGACGTCATCAAAGACCTCAAGAAAGCAAAGGTCAACGTCCTCGAAGTTGACCCGCTCACGGGGAAACAATGGGAACACCGAACCTGTGGACACATAATCGGCCACGCCGACGGACTTATAGAGGGGGCCAAGGGCTCCCTCTCTCTCTTGGAGATCAAGTCAATGAATGATGCGCGTTGGAAGAAGTGCATCAAAGAGGGGGTCAAGTTCTCCGACCGACACTACTACGACCAAGTGCAGTTGATGATGGGCATGGCGTTACTCGATGACTGCCACTTCCTCTTCTATAACAAGAATACATCGGACTACGGCCATGAGGTCATCTCCTTTTCAGAATTCGATTATGAGGCGCTACTGGTAAAGGCCGAAGCAATCATGCAGGGAGATGTTCAGCGCATTGCAGAAACCGAAGACGACTGGCGCTGCCGTGGTTGCTTTCGGTTTGATGCTTGCTGGTGTGATGAATTGCCGAAGCGGAAGACGATGCGCTCGTGCGCCAACTCCGTTGCAGAACACGACGGTTCGTGGTCGTGTGCCAATGGGTGTACCGCTGAATGCCGTGAGTGGGAACCGTGGCGCCCGAAGGATCGATCATGAAAGATCGGCTTCAAATACAACTGCGGAAAATTATTGATACCCCTATGTCCGACATAAATAAGGCAGACAATCGACAGATACAGAGGTATAAGGAGATCGTCTCGCGTGCACGACAGGTGAACGACATGGTGTGGGACTCGCGTGCCGTGAACAAAGCGAAAGATGTCGAGCACGACTACCAAAATTTTGCGTATGAGTTAAGGAAAACAATCCATGACTAGATTATCCCGCATTCTGGAAGTACGCTTTGAACTCGACAGCGTAAGAGAGAGGGTGAGAGATATTGAGTGGCGCTTCGCTAATCTTGATCCGTTTGGTCCCGAGCGTGATGCCATGATAAACGAACGCCAACGCGCCTTGGACAAACTTCGCAAGACGAAGGAAGAAATGTTACGTCTTGAAGTTGATCAACTAAACTATACACACCCGATGCCGACGAGCCCCCCTACTCAAAACAACGATCCCAACTACGGCGGCACCAAGTGACTGCTGCATGGAATACAGAAAGCGTACCCATACGCCGATTATAGGAATTACGGGATTAGCCGGATCAGGCAAGTCCACCGCCGCACAATGGTTGTGCGACTCATATAATTGGCAGAATGTAAAAATGGCCGCGCCCCTCAAGGCTATGTTGGGGGCCGCCGGCATGAGTGGTGATTGCTTCGAGGGGGAGTTGAAAACTCTGCCTCACCCGATGTTCTGCGAGCAAACTCCGCGCTTCGTTATGCAGACACTTGGTACGGAATGGGGCCGCCGAATGATTGGTGAAGATATTTGGGTGAATCTGTGGGGCGCAAGCGCGAAAAAACTGAACGATATGGGGGTTGGTGTCATCTGTGATGACGTTCGCTATGACAACGAGATCGATCAGATCCTTCTTCTCGGTGGGTTGATCGTTAAGATTGACCGCCCTGGCACCGTTGACGAAACAAACCACAGTAGTGAAGTAGTGCCCGATCGTTTCGATACCATTCTTGTAAACGACGGTACGCTACCGGACTTCTACCGATCTGTGGATGCCCTGTATGACACGATTGATTTCGGAGATCTCAACGATCACTTCACGCATCACGATTTGGATTCATAAGTGAACGGTATCGGAATGACTTGCTCGACACAGCCGATAGGATAGGCGGTCACACCGAACAGATTTCCTTCCTCGTCTTGCGTGTTGGCTTGCTTCAACACCCCATCTTTCTCCGGCAACACCCAGCCGATCGATGAGAATCTTTCGGGGTTCACATCCGACACTTCTGCCCAATCGGATGATTGCACGATATCTCTCCAAACCACGATCGCCATGAT